GGCCACCACCGGAAGATCGAACAACAGCACCCATTAAAACCTCCAATTCAATAGGTAAAAACTTCCGGAAAAAAGTTTCTTATTTTGGGCGCGTAAAAATTTGACGAGGCGGGCGGTCCCGGACAGCTAGGGCTACAGGGATTTGACCCGCCCCCCCCTGTAGATGAGAATTAATATCAATCGATATAGAAATCATCGTTCAGTGTGCGACGGTTCGCGCTGCTCGCGTTGTAGGGACAGGCTCTGGAATTATGACCGGACCGACCACAATAACTACAGCGTAGATTTGCCCGACGCGACGAACCTCCCCATGTTTTCGGGCAGTTGGCAACTGTATGAAACGGTGACCCACAATAGGTACATCGGGTATAGCTCATCGCATTCTCTCCGTAGCCGTCTTCGCTTTGTGGCAGGGCCAGCACAGACTCTGCAGGTTACTGTCTGCATCCGTGCCGCCGTGAGCTTTAGGAATGATGTGGTCGACGGTTTTGGCCTCACGCACCACACCACCACGCAGGCACAGCTGGCACAATCCTTTATCGCGTTTCAGGATACGGGCGCGGATAACAGTCCACTTCGAGCCATAGCCACGCTGGTGGCGACTCAGCCCGCGCTGGTGCTGTGCCCAGCCTTCACCACGATGCTTATCGCAGTAACCCGAGGTGTCTGTCGTTGTGCCTGCACAACCACGCTTACGGCATGCGCGGGGAATTCGTGATGGCATGGAATTTCATTCTCCGGCTATTCCCTCGGGGAGGGTACAGATCACATCCAGTCCCGCTGCCACGGCGTACTGGTTATGTTCATCGACAAGTTTTATTGTGTCATCGAGCAACTCACGACAGCGATGTGCATTCGTTTCTATGCTCAACACCAGTGAATAAGCACTATGCAACTCCCCACCTGATAAAAACGGAGCACCAGCAGTAGTAATTTCCGATTTTATTTTTTTCAGAGCGCAAAGATTTTCTTCAATACGCTTTCGCAGAACAACGCAGCGACCAATCGCTTCATAATCTTGTTCAGACATTTCGCCTCCTGTTTTCAACGGGGATATTCAGGCCGATAGCATTACAGCAGCCCCTCATTGAAGGGCTGCTGTAATGCCTTAACCCAGTTTCGCACGCACCAGAGCATCTTTCGCTTCAAGAAATTTACGTAACCCAACCGACTTTTCCGGACCGTCTGGCAGGGATTCATCCATTTCCCTTGCCAGATCACCAATCGGCTTACTCACTTCCTTTAACGAAGTCGGAAGATGTTCATAATTGAAATACTTCATAATTGGTGATGCCATAATTTCTCCTTAGTGAAACATTTATCAGACGATCAGTCCTGCGTACATTGCCACACGCTATTAATAAGCTGGCAGACCTGAGATGCGGTATCCAAAAGCTGGCGTGCTTTTTCCATGCTGGCGCAGCCCACTAACAAAAAGGGCATCAGTATTGCTACCAGTGCCTGTGGCGTTCGGTGTGTCCAGTGCTTTCGCTTAATAGCGCGACGCGCTCCTTCATCCAGCCGTAGACAAAGGACTCATTAGCCTCGCGTTTCTCTGCTAGTTCGAGATAACGATCGCCCTGAGTGCAGTTCAGCGATGTGAGCATGACAAGCTCCCCGTCCTTGCCCCGGTTTTTCAGATAGGCCCGCAGCGCATTAATCGTGCGTGGACCGATACGCCCATCGGCATCCATGTCCGGGAATAACTTGCCGCGCAGATTGAATACATTCAGCCAGCGCTGAAGCATCTTTGTTGCGACTGCCGGCCCCATATTCACCCCTGTGTCGCACAGCTCGGCGGCAATGTCGGGAGACAATGCAGAAACCTGATCGAAGCGGGGTCCGTACCAGTAATCAGCCTCGAGGATTTCCAGCGCCTGCCCGCGCGTCAGGTCGCGCATATTGCCCCTGTAGCCGTGAGCACGCGCCACTTTCTCAGTGATGCCCCACTTTGTCGGGCCTCCCTTATCATCGGGATGGTTTACGTAACCACCCTCTTTACCGAGGATCTCATCAAAGATCATTTCTTTCGTTTTTTTCACTGTAACTCCTTCTTTTTCCCGACTTGTGTAGCTTTCGCAATATTCCCTCTCGCGCCCCAGATGGTCAGGCAGAAAGAAAAATTGAGGAGAAGCTCAGCAGGGTCAGCGCCGGAATACTCACCATAAAAAATACGAATGGCGATCCACCCGGCAGCTACAATGACCAGCCACGCCAGCAGTGAATACAGAAACCGGTAGCTACCTGCTTTTTTCTGATAAAACATCAGACGCAGGACTATAAGCAGGCAGACCACTGCATTGGCAGAGAGCACCAGTTTTTGCCAGTCCATCACTCGCCCTCCTCTTTTGTCTGTATGCCGCCCTGGTATTTCGACATCACTCGCAACAGGATGCTTACACAGACTGTTGAGGCCACCAGCGCACCAATACCCGGCGTGACCTGCACAGATGCGCCAGGTGCAATTTTTCCCAGCCCGGCATTAATGACTGCTGCGATAATTTCCGAGGCTGTTCCGGCGCTGTGTATCCCCCCGATAAAAGAGACCAAGGCAAACAGAACCTGCCGCCAGAGTCGATGTGGGCGGCTGGAGAGAACGTAAAGCGCGGTTCCGGCAAGTGAGCACATCACCACGGCAGGCGTCGCTTCCGGAAACAGCGCAGCAAGCGTCACACCTGTCGAAGCCGCCGTAAAGCCGCCCGTTACAGTTAATGGGTCATACATGATCAAATCCGAAAAAAAAGCCCCACCATCCAGGAGCGTGAAACGGAAGCGCCAACAAATAGCGCGGAAATGAAAAAGGTCCGCCGTAGCGGACCTCAGAAACGACAAAACCCCGCACGACGGCGGGTTCTGACAAACGGATTACATTAATATCTTCAAAACAAATTCGGATGGGCCATCCCCGAAGGATTTTCCTATGCATGCCTCAGCCACTCTCTCGGAAATGACCCATTCGAATTCTATGTGATTAAATTGAGTTGTAAGGTATGGCTTAAGCTCCATAAAGTAGAACGCCCAACCTTTAGAATAAGGCCGCCAGCGCTATTAGGGATATTCCTGTATAGATAGCAGCTTCGGCTACTCGTGTTTTTATATGCTTATCGGCTAGATGAGCGATAAAGAAGCAAAGCATTCCACCTAAAACAAACCATACTCCCATCGATATCCCCTCTCCACAAACGCTCTTTTACTGGCTAATAGTCAGCAACCAGCACAACATCTAAACAAACTCTTATTTGTTCAGAATCCCTTGTCTGTTGTCACAATTCAAAAGTGAATGCCCTAAAATCCTGGGTTCCAAGCTTATAGGAACCTAATTGCACGTGATAACCATCGCCACGTACCTGTAGTTCTTTTCTTGCCATATATTCAGTTGCAAAAACACCTACAAGATGCCACGGGGCCGGACGAATTACCGCCCAGCCAATCACTCTTTCATGATCTGTCGGATCGTGTGGTAATCCATGAACTACAAACATACAACATATCCCTTATCAGATTGCTCTTGCGGCGAACCACGTGTATCTGCTTCATCAAAATGAGGCTGCAAACCAACATAGTAAAAAAAACCACCTCACGGGAGGTGGATGGAAATAGGCATGAGATACATCATAATAGTTATTATTGGCGCTATCGTTTATTGCATGTCATGCATAACATTTGTTATGGGGGGGGGGGCCTCCCCCGAAAAATCTGTTCCTTACAAAAATAGAGTCACGACCTTTGGTCTACTTCAATGTGTTCCTATAAGGGGATCACCTCTATATAAAATGCAGTGCCGGTCTTACCCGGAGAATCCTCAGTCAGCCACTGGGACTCGCAACGATTTGATCAAACGCAGACGAGGGTGCTGTTTTGCCCCACATTATGTGGGTATCACTGCATTCAAATGGTGTCTCGCCACCACATAAGTCCGGTTCATCACAACAACAGATAACAGCAAGACACCATTTGAATGCAAAAAACATGGCACACAGCCCCCTATGCAGCTGAGAAGCGAAATTGACCCACTATTCCTGCCCCGCTTCGACTAACTTTCGTTAATCTGTGCCATAAAAATGTCGGTTCACAAGCCAAACTTGTCAGTTTGAGTTCGAGAGCCATTTCTGGTGCCGTCACTGCAAATGGATGGAGGCAGAAGTGACTCTCTTTTTTCTTTCATAGACGCTACATAATATGAAAGAAAACTGGAGCGGGCAGCGGGAATCGAACCCGCATCATCAGCTTGGAAGGCTGAGGTAATAGCCATTATACGATGCCCGCATATGGTGCCGACTACCGGAATCGAACTGGTGACCTACTGATTACAAGTCAGTTGCTCTACCTGCTGAGCTAAGTCGGCATTAATTGGTTCATCAGGGACATCCTTGACCGAGCAATAAAAGCCACCCATCAGAACCGCCGTAAATAATACGAATAGAATTATTCATTTCAACCCCCAATAATGTCAATTTGTGTAAATTGTTTATTTTAAATTTATTTAAATGATTTACATAAGATCAAAAAAACCAAAACACACAAAAAACAATTAATGTAGGTAATATTTAATTTTTGAGTATTTATTAATGAGGGTTCAAAAACGACAAAACCCGCACGATGGCGGGTTTTGAAATTTGTTCATGTCTGTCATTCGCCTCGCGATACAGCTATGCGAAGCGTACCGGAATTGAAGCAGTTAGTGCGTAAAAAATCAAGTCGTTTTTTGAGCAAATGATTCATGCATAGGTAGATAAAGCATATATTCTGCAACAGCTAACCAATTAGCAATTCGCTTCTCGCATGTACTAAAACACCATTCTGGATAGGCTTCATTTAACCGTTCGGCCATCATTCGCTTAGTCATGCCCCGCCCCATATAACGCTGACTCAGGACATTTAGCAGTCCGGGATGATCCGCCAGTACTTCGCCAATAACCCTATCGATTTTTAGCGCTTCTGAATCGGTACAATGCGCCAGCCAGCTCTTTTGCTTGCCGTTAATCATTTCCCGCAAAAATGCTTCAAGTTCAGGCTTGTCCAGCCCTGCTTTTTTCATTCTGCGAAGTGCCTCATTAATTGCCGTTTTTGTCAGTTTTTTAGAGGTCAGCAACTGGTTGAACATATTCCCCGTCTTACCGCCGCCGATATACGACCAGCGGCCCCACATACGCAATTTCCCCTGAATCCAGACGCTCTCCAGCGTATTGAGGCGAAGGTGTTCTCCGCTTTTCCCGGTGTTTGTTGGGTAAATCATAAAATGCCTTTCTCCCTCCAGATTTCTTGTGTCCGGAAAACGCCCTCCGCGTGCATCAGGCGTAATTCTTCTTTGGTGTAATCGCTGGTTTTTACCCGCCCGTCGATTAAATCGTGGCATGAGCTACAGGCAATCGCTGCCTGTATATCATGAGGTTTTGTTGCCGTTCCGCACGTACCAGCCAGCCGGTAATGCGCCAGTACGGACGTTTCAGGATTGTGGTTGCAATAGCCGGGAATTCTGACCTGGCACATCTGGCCCCGCGCCGCTTTGCGTAAATCCGCCATTACGCGAACTCCAGCAGCTGTGCGGCCACATTTTCGACTTCCTCCGGAGAGGAAAACTTACGGAACAGGATCCAGTTCCACAGTACGTTGAGTACGGCTTTATAAACCTGCTGAAACTCGGTTTCGTCCATATTCGCAAAAGCGATGGATTTCGCCCTTCGCCCGCGACTACCGTCCGGATAAAAATGCTCGGTGTAAAATCCGGCCTGAACGGTCACCCACTCGCGGAAAGCGTCGAATGATTTGAGAAGTGCTAAATCACTGGTTCGCTTTACAGCAACCTTATGCAGGTACTGTTCTGCTGCATCGCTCAGTGCGGAGGTATGCTTGCGCCCGGCTGACTCGCACAGAAAATCGACAAAGCCTGAGATAAGTTTTTGTTCCTTCGGAGCGATTACTCCGCCGGTGGGCGTCCAGTAGTCGAAACCAAGCTGTAGAAGTTTGAAAAATCGCTTATGGAATGCGTAGTTACGCACACGCTTAAAGTCAGCGTGTATCCACTCACCAATTTTTATCTGATGCAACAGATTACTGCTCTCCGGCGTTGCGGGGATCAGTAATCCTGAAGAAGTTTGCTTTACTAGTTGTAAATGCACCACTACTATCCTCGTAATGGTGCGACAGGGTCAGTTGTTCAGGCCGACACCTATAGTATAATTCAGTCTTTATCTTGTCTAAAGAAGATTACTGAATGTATATGTGAGTCATTGCTGATTAAGATTGCGTCAGGAGGCACAGGTATAACGATAAATGATCCATCCTCTCTAGTGATCACTTCATAACGACCTGGCAAGCTAATTACAGCCAATAGCTCCTTTTCTTTCATGATAGAATCCTGTAAACATAATACATCTCCTCTAGAGGAGTCCATCCATCTTCTCCCTGCGCGCTAAATAAGAAATCTAATTTTATACAACTTAATTTGAGGAGCAACACGGCAATTGCTTTATGAGTCCAGGCTAAAAGATTAAACTATCAACAAAGGTGATTCATTCACAAATAAGAACTATACTCCTGCCACTTTGACGTATAAAAATTTATCGCATTACATTATGAGCGCATTCATATTATTAACACAAAGGAAACGCAACGTAGTTTATTGTGAAATAGAAAAAAGCCTGTTACTAACAGTAACAGGCTTTCTGGTACAATGATTTAAATTTTTGTATTTCATATGTTAGACATTGGGAATTAACAACCTTTAATCTTAACCATTAGTTGCGCCCCAAAACATGCACCCGCTGTACCATCCCTTACACCTAGAACACCTTTTTTACACGTTTCCTTAGCTATTTGCCTGTAGTTTTCACATAGTTCTTGTTTATTCGAAGGTGCATTAGCCACTGGTTGCGCGTAGCCATTGAGAGAGATAGTGGAAGTCACCATTAAGAGAATTACAATCGACCTATTCATATTCAGCTCCTTTTTTATCTACAACCCTCGGTAATTTTATATCAACCTGCTTTTTATGTTGTCAACTAAAATTAATGTGACGTGACTAACATTATTTAACGCTTATAGCATGAAAACAAAACACTTATTAAATTCGCAAGCTATATAAATAATAACGCGCAAAGAAGTAATACAGGAAAATATAGCCAACACATATAAACGCAAACTTATAATAACATCAGTTATAAAGTGTGGGTGCATTGAGAATGCCTGACACAAAGAGTGGCGGGGGTTTTTCCCCCCGCCGATGCTCTTAACGTTGTTCAACTTCGTAGGCTAAATACGCCGAAAGCTCTATGTTCCCCTGCTTGATGTGCAGCTCGCAGAGCGAACCACGAACCATCCAGAGAAACATCAGGATGGTGAAACAAACCACCACCAGACAAAACACATAGTTCCTTCGCATTACAACCTCCTGTAAGTTGATTTCTTACTGTTAAGAGGCTAATCTTCTGTTGTCGAGACATCGGACTGGCCTCAAGTTGATTTATAGTCACTTGGGGCTTTTCTCTATCTGCCTTTTGGTGTTCATGCCTGAGACAGATAGCCTCAAGCACCCGTGGCGATTTTACTTAACTCTACTTACCGCGCAAACCGTTTTTATCCGCAGCGACAATAGCCACAATTGTTAGCCTACCACCTCTTTACAAGAACATTACTTTGTGTATTATTTCTTTAAAACAATCAGTTAAGAGCTATCGGTGGGTGGGACCGCCCTGCGGTAGCTTTTCATTTATGCATTGCATACATGCATGTTCTAATATATTTCTATATATTCAAAAGTGCTTTTCATGCACAGCGTTAATTTCTATTCATTCCGTGTATTGACCCATAAGGGCAGTCGAACCAGCAAAAAACTTAATGAATTAGGTTTAAGCAATAACAAAACGGCATATGAACTTCTCGTTGATTATTTTGCTCTTTATAAAAACACACCTATCGAATTCGGAGTATCAAAAACAAAAATATCTCTTGAACAACATACCAAACTTCATTTTGATAACACAAAAAAAATTATATATGGTTATATTAAAGTTGGTAAATACGGAGAAAGTAGTGAAATAAAAGATGTAAAACTCAAAAAAGTTCACTACAGAACAACTGCTTATGATGTAACCCTAAAAGAACGTTATATTTTAATATATCTACCAGACAACCTTGATGAAGGAATTATTGCGTTCCATTCCAGCGATAACATTTCGGCTCGTGGGGTTCTTTCTGATTCCATCACTGAACATCTAAAAAAACAATTTCAGCTTGAAGCAAGAATCAACCCATTATGTCATAAAAACATCCCTCAATACATCCTCAACTCTGAGTTAAAACAAATTAAAGCCCAGGGATATAAAGCCCCAAGCGACATTACTAACTCCTTTAGTCAAAATAAAACAAACATCAAGACTGATTTAATAATCAAAGCAAACAACGGTATATTTGGGAGCTTTAGAGATTTAAGAAACAAAAACATTGGAAACATCATTGAAATTATTGAAGACAAATGTGATGTAATAAAAATAAGTTTACAACTTGGCAGCAGAACAGTCGTTTTCAATTATGACACAATACTAAAAAAAGGAATTTCCGCAGAGTTAGATGATAATGATCTTAAAATCAATCCATTGACAGGTATTCCTGAACTAACAGCACTTCATGACGCGATAAAGGCCCTTTCCAATGATATATTGTTAGAGCTGCATAGCGGTAACAAAGGGGTAACTATATGAACAAAATAAATGTACTGGGTGTAATAATAAAACACTACAAAACAATGTCAGATCAGCGCGGCACAATTCTGATGGGCGACATCATTGTACATTTTATTGTCCCTCTGGTTCTTTCTTTCGTTCTGTGCTGGACATATGGAGTAATGAAACCAGCAATCGCCTCTGTCTTCGTTAACTTCGGTGCTATTACAACAGCACTATTAATGAGTGCTGTAATAATGATTTATGATCAAAAACAAAAAACCATATCCAAGATAGCAGACATAATTGAAGGAAACAAACCTCGAGATAATTTAATCTCATTGAATAATAATAAAACCATATATGAACAGTTATGTCATAACGTTGCCTATGCAATATTAACCGCAATAATATTGGTTATATTTTCAGTGATAATATATTTCCTCCCGGACAACGCAGTAGATTTAATGAAATGGTATTTTCGTGCACCTGCATATATCGTTAGCTTTTTTGCCTATACATCCTTCTTTATAACTGTTATAACTTTCTTAATGGTAATAAAAAGATTTAGTACAATTTTAGATAACTAACAAACAATTGCCGCCCTTTCGGGCGGCCTCCTGAAGTATTGAGGGTGCAAGAGTCCCTCCGGTTAAGGATTGAGTTAAAATTTTCAGTTGTTATTACGCTATAAAATCAGAATAACACTTCCTAGGTTAATCTTTGGGCACACACACTCCGCGCAACTTCAAATCACCGTTATTTAACTTTTTGATATCGGCGAAAGCATCTTTACAAGCTCGCTCGCTATTAAACACCTGAGTTTCTACCTGTAGCGTTGGTTGCGACTCGCCAATTACACTTAAAGAATGCGGAGATAACATCCAGAAAATTAAAACCCACATTATTCCTCCTTAATTTTGACACCAGCAGCGCGTATTTCGTTACGAGCGTTATCATTACCCGCACACCAACCCTCGGCATATTCCCGGCTAAATCCGCTCATATGCATAACTTCACCAATGCTGCGTTTCGGCAAGTTGACAATCCGCGCCGCCAGTTCTGCTATGCGCTTCTCTGCGGCATCAATAATCCCCTCCAGACGACGGTTTCGGCTTTCTAGTGTTTTAATTTTCTCTTTATCGGCTTCGCGCTCATCCAGCAGCATGAGCACTTCCGGGTCGCTAACATCGACGACAGTGACGCGGGACTGTCCATAATGGTCATCTGCGATACTGCGTCCTTCTGCGTAGTCACAACCTTTATCGTCGTAGGTTGCGCCCGTACACCCATACGTGATGCGGTTGCCAGATATACGCTGTACTGTCATTTCAGCGCCACAAATGCGGCATTTGGGTACTGGTTGCGGTGAATAACGCTCACGTAGTGCCTGTTTATCTGTCATGCTTATCTCCCGTGGTTATTTCTGCGGTTCTGCGCCGCACTTGGTTTTCTATTTTTCCCGTAATAATGTGTTGGCAACCAACGTGACAGGCCAGATGGTGCATAGCGAACAACAAGGCGGTTAGATATTCGGATGAGCTGTCCTGGCTTTGCTAACAGCAATTTTGCTTTGCGATTATTCATGGCGTAGTACCACCATCAACACGCTTGAATTCGATAACCCACACCCACGGGTTAGCCTGCCAGCCTTCCTCTCCGTAGATGGATTTCCACAGACTGCGGAAACCCAGAAAGTGCTTATCCCCAATGACGCAGCATTCAGTTGGTGCGCCCTCCGCTTTTGCGTCACACTCACTAATATTGTTCAGCCTCTCAACCCGCACGTCGGTAATTTCCAGCGTGATACGACTGGCCCAGCGCGGCATGTGAATTGATGGACGCCAAAAGCAATGCAGATTATCGTCAGCATCGTAAAACTCTGGCGCTGGCTTTCCATCAGCCCTGTAGACACAGAACTCTGGCTTTTCAAATTTAGAACTGTCTTCGAGATACGAATCCATGTGCTCGTAATCGAATAGCGGCCCCTGATAGGTCTCGCGCACCCAAATGCGGTCGCCGACTGTGCCAAACGGGCAACGTTTAACAATTAACGTTGTCGACTGCTCCCAATTTTCGTCATCGAGGCCACGGAATTTTTCATTAACAGGCCTTCTCGTCTGCGTCTTCCTGCCATCAAGAATGGCGCGCACCATCTCAACGTTAAAGATCATCCCGCGTTCTTTCATTACGCTTTCCTCTGGAAAATCTGAGCAACAATATCCCGATGCTTATTCAACTCTCGCAGCGCTGAACAAACTCGCTCCCACTTCTGAACCTGATTTTTCGCCCGGCGCAACTCCCGGTTCGCCATGTTCAGGGATGGAAAAATCAGATCGTCAGGCCGTTTTTCGGTGAATGACGGAATTGACTGCACCACTTTTGTAATCTCAGGGGAAATAGTTTCTGGCTCGGGTAATTTCACGCCCTCCGGCTGCTGTTCAGGTTTACTGTTTTCCTGCATTTCAGCTACATGCTGGTTTGGCAGGCAGTAGCGATATTTACCGTCTTTAGCGACACGATGTACACGTGACTTTTTGGTTGCCATAGCCAGTGTCGACGCAACCTTGCGTGGTGTAACACCGAACAAAGAGGCCAGTTCGTCAGCCGTCTGCGGACCATGCTTTTCGAGAGCTTCGGTCAGATGCTGCTCTGTCACTTTTGGTGCTGACGCCTCACCTGCATCTTCACTTTCCAGCTCACTGCCATCGGATAACGACCAGGACGGGCCATTTTTAGTTACCACGCCAGCCCTTTTCAGTTCCCACAACTCGGTTACTACTTCTTCCCGATTGATATCAAGTCGCGCAGCCAGTTCTAATGACGTGGCTTTGCCCATTGCTTCAAGTGCTTTCAGTACGGTTTCCATTTGAACTCCTTAAAATCTGTTACCGGCTCCCCGGCTGCTCCCAAAAATTTTGTGTACCTGATACCCTTTCCAGTTACGGCGGCATTCCTGCACCGCAACGCTTTTCGGCGCTGTCTGGCGCTCGAGGATCGATTTTGCAATGCAGACTTTTTCCTGCCAGTTCGGTGCCAGTCGGTATTTTTTCCCTTCCCGGCTAAGTCGCCCGTACCCCTGCATATTCTGAAGCAGGTTGTGAATTTTCTTGTTGGTCACACCAAGCGCATCAGCCAGTTTGCGTGGTGTGGCCTCCCCGTTCTCCTGCAGATACCTGATTGCGGCCTGTTGGTTTTTGCTGTTCATACCTCTGACCTACCTCACAGCGCCAGCCTGGCCAACATTCGGGCGCCAGCTTTCCCAGTTGAAATTGACCCATCGTCCGCCGTTCATGGTCATGCGGTCCATCACGCGCTCACCCAGCAGGGCTTTCATTGCGTCGTAGTTCAGATTGGTCAGCATTCCCACGCTGCGCATCGAGGCCGTCCGGCGATCAACAATCTGGTGCAGCACAACCTGCTCGTTTTTGGTTTCGCGCTGCACACCAATTTCATCCAGGACCAGCAGATCAACCTCACACAGTTCACGTAGAAATTTTTCGCCGGACTGTCCGTCGTCGTAGCTGGCGTGTAAGGCGCTCATAACGTCTGCCACGGTAACCACAATCACGGTTTTACCGGTTGTCAGCAGGTGATTACCGATAGCCGCCGCCAGGTGATTTTTCCCTGTTCCCGGCTTCCCGCTGAAAGCGAAATTTGTGCAGCCGGACTCAAGTTCTCCAGCAATGGACTTGGCCTGGCTGAGTGCGTATCGCTGGCCATCGTTCTGAACCCGATAATTCGCAAACGAACACTTGCGGTGCAGCGGTTGGATACCGGAACGGTTGAGAATTTTTTCAACCCGTACCTGCCGGTTCTGGCGTTCGATCTCCTCGCAACGCTTCCGGCCTTCGGCAAGCTGCCACTCCCGCCACTCTTCCGGAGTACGGAACGGCGCGGTCAGATGTGCTGGCGCAAATTTTCGAATACGCTCCAGAACTCCGCTCGTCGCTATATTTTTCATGGTCAGTTACCCCTTGAAACCCGGTGGAATCGTGTTGTCTGGCTGAGAAACGTCAATCCGCCCATTAAGCCTGTTAACGTGTGTCTGATGGATTTTGTCTGGAAATAACCCTGTCCAGCCGTTCGTAATCGAAAGATTGATCACAGCGTCTGGATCACAACATCCCGATAATTTTCTGGCCTGTAGTCGGCATGTTGTCTCCGTCAGTCGTTTACCAATTTCTTCCCGATGAGCTACCCAATCGGACCAGGTTCGTGGACTCACGTTTTCAGGTCTTGCTGTAAGCGGGTCGAATTTCGATTTTTTACTCGCGCGCATACGCTTACCTTGTGGTTCAAGATCTTTTACTTGTGGATCATGTTTTAATACTTGTGGATCCCCTCCAGAATCTGGAGGTTCAAAACCCCCTTTCACTCCAGAATCTGGAGGTTCAAGTCCACTTGAGGCTCTAAATTCTGGAGGTTCAAAATCTGTACCTTCATAATTTGGAGGTAGAAATATTGATTTCTTTTTGGCCTTCATTGCCCGATTTTTTGCCCTCTCCTCAGCGGCTAAACACTCAAGCCTCTCAACATTCAGAAAGTACAAATTCGATGTTCTTCGGTTACCATTTCTCCGATTTTTACGACGAACCCAACCAGCCTTTTCAAGTTGAGCAAGAGCACCATAGACAGTGCTTTCAGCAAGCCCAAGTTGGCGGCTGATAGTTTCTACCCCCGGATAACTGATACCCTCATCATTTGAGTAATCAGCAAGGCGAACCATAATTAGGAGTTTCGCACCGGTGATCCCGTTAGCCGCACAGGCATCCCATACAAATCCCTGAACTCTGCTACTCACAAAAACCTCGACAACTTTCTGCTGAATACCTACTGGTCACATCTCTGGTGTTGTTGGCGATAACCATTTCGTAGCGCCTGTAACGCATGAATGGCTTCGTCGCATTCCCGCTCAAAATCATGCAGCGGTACGCCGAGAAGAGAGGCGTTCGCCGCCTCTGTACTTTCCTTAAGCAATCGAGTTACCAGGTATTCGATACTTTCCCCGGCAGTGACTCGTTTATGTAGCTCAGGTACGCTCCTCCGAAGTGCCTTCAGAATTGCTGGTATCAGAGCAGTGAATTTTTCGTGATGCTCCGTGGTTTCTAACTTTCTCCAACGCTGAAAAATGTTTATACGGTTACGACGCCACGCGCTGTAGTCCACCGTTCCGTCATCAAATTCGATACGGTGAATTGCAATATCAGGCCGTGTTGATTGCGTCATAAATTCACGTGTAATCATCTGCGTTGCGCTTTCCTGAGTAATGCCTGGCACACGCAGCCAGGCATCGAGTGCGGCACAAGTTTTTTCGGTGCTGATCATCATTGTTCACACTCGATTAGATTTTCAGTATTACTCTGATAAACCGATGGGAGCCCGTGAGTAGGATCGGGGTAAATATCGGGTCTTAAATCGTGGGGAGTTACACGCCATCCCCCCAGTTCACAAAGTTTAAGGACCCGCTCACTAGGAACCTTGTTCCTTTCAATCCAGTTAGCAACTGACTGAGATGATTTAAAACCAAACAAACGGGATACAGCAGAAACATTGCCAATAACCCGTACTGCTTTATCAGTAATATTTTTATACTCTGTAGCCATTATCTACTCCTTTCAAACCACGAGTAGCATAATACTACTTTAAGTAGCTTTTCAACAACAAAAAATAGAAATGACTATTGTAGCGCCCTGCCTTAATCTTCTACCTATGGTAGAAAAAACAAATAAACATCAAGAATTCGCCAACCGTCTTTCGGCAGCGATGAATGAAAAAGGCCTTTCAGTTAAAGAGCTGAGTGAGGCTTGTGGTGTTACCTATGAAATGGCTCGCCGTTATACTATGGGTACGGCTAAGCCTCGCGATGAAAAACTTTCGCGTATAGCGACTTGGTTAAACGTAGAACCAGCATGGCTTGATTATGGTCAGCACCCCATAACCCCCACTGCGCCTCATAAGCAGGTAATTAGCGAACCGTTGCTAAAAGTACAAGAGCAAGAGCTCGATGAATTTGCGATCTTAAGTGATGAAGAAAAAAGATTAATTCGCGTCTTTCGCAAATTTCCTGATTATGAGGCCAACAACATGCTTCTAGCTTTTGAAATGCGCTACAAGCAACTGTTCGATTTCTACGCGAAGTATACGACCCCACCTAGTGAGTAACCCCCCTTCAATAAGCCCAGCAAACGCTGGGTTTTTTATTTGCTGACGCGCGCAAGCTACTTAAAGTAGCCAAAAACACCAATATTCTACTTTAGGTATTGACAATGCTACTTTTCGTTGTAATATTTCTCTATCGAAGCACAAGGTGCGACAGGCAAACAGTTCCGCCACCGGGCGTTAAACGGGAGAAGTAAAGATGGACACCAACGACTACATGAACAGGGCTTACGAAGAATACTTCGAAAGCCTTGACGAAGGAGAAGAAGCACTCAGCTTCAGTGAGTTTAAGCAGGCACTTTCCGGTAAGACAAAAACTAACGGCTAATATCGAATCGTTTTGTGCAGGGATTCCAGGCGGAAAGCATTAACGGCTCATACTCAGGTTCTATTTTGAAGATCACAGAAACACCGCCGATACTCGAATTGACTGGACGAACTATGCCTGCTTTAACTAGAGCGTTTACATAAGGGTTATCCCAAGAAGCCAAGAAAGTGCGGGAGCGAGTCTTAAGAAACGGCTCAAGTAATAACAATTGTTCAGAGCTCAATGAATTAAGCGTTTTTAACATGCGTTTTGTCTTAATACTACGATAGTACAATGGTACCACTGACATGAAAAACTGACCGACAGCTTTGAGGATCAACACAATAAGGTAGGCTACGGCAAAACTGAAAATCTGTGCAGCATACGGAAAGCCGCTACGTTCCTCAATGAACGCAGAAATATCATCAGGGGTGAAGATGAGTATCAAAAAAAATAAAGCCACTGTAACCATAAACTGTCCAACGGACTTCTCAGCAAAAAATTTAGCAAGGGTTAAAACGCTTCCTAACATCTCAATAACTCGATGATTCTCTACTGTAAGGGTATTGAAATGTTAACACAGGATCTCGCTGTAGGGGTATTGCGAACCACCGAAGCCCGGAGGTGGCTAAATAAAACCGGGCACAACACGAAGGCGCATTTCCGATGTTTTCTGAGTCGGTCTTGTCTGTAAATCCAAATAGTGGAAGTGCGCCTCCGGTTGTGAAAACGACATTGCTGTGTGTAGTCTTGGCGGCATCAGTTTTTCTTAGTCATTTCTGATGCCGCCTTTTTTAAAGTAAATTTTGTAGTGCAGTGAATGCGGCTAAGCGCACGCGGAACAGTTAATAAACTCCTTATCAATTGGGTGGATTTGTATCCGGCATTAATTATTAACTGGTTAATGTCACCTGGAGGCACCAGGCACTGCACCACAAAGTTCTCTTAAATTTGATGAATGAAGAGGCGTTATATGCGGAGCCGTCATTTAACAGCTATCAGTTCGGCACAGAGTAAATTCGCCATCGCTGTATTTTTGAAAAATCAGGAAATGTTTGAGCAAGCCATTATTCAGTTTGCCATTGCTACCGGGAGTAAAATTAATGAACACTTTGTTCGCTCTTGTTATGACCGTTTTTCTGACAACGGGAGAAGCTCAGGATGTGGTAACCGGTATTTACGACACTGAGGCCGAATGCCAGGCTGCATCCGTTGAACAAAAAATTTCAGGAGAATGTTTCCCTGTAGAGAAATTCATTCGTCCTGTTAATGGAGAGATACCAGCCGGAGCATAAGGAGTAGACTGATGTTGATAAAATGTGCCTATCACCTTTGTAATAAAGAAATCGAAGAAAAAGAAAGCTTAGAAAAACCACTTCATTTTATGCAAGGGGTTATACCAACCACTGAACTTAAAAAATATTGCTGCGAGCAATGCGCCGTATATGACCAAATGGCGCACGAACTTTAATTAAATACTTAACAAACCATGAATTATGCCAGCAATGGCAGGGATTCTTACAATCCTAATAACAGGAGTTAATTATGAAAATTGAAATCAAAGCAAAAACAGAAACATGTGACGACGTAGTGCATCATGTATTTCATGATGATAAGCGTGTCGGCTTTATCATTAAAACTGAAAATAAAAATATGCCATTCACTATCGTAGATATTCAAGGCGACTCCGGTAATGCGAAAAATCTTGAAGACGCGGTAAAAAGAATTTGCCTGAAACATATTGCGCTGACCATTCCAAAAGAAGAACGGGCTGATTTTATGGCTGTCCTGATTGCAATGAAATTGTGCGGCGAACTCTGAAAAAGAAAAAGCCTGCAACAAGTGCAGGCTTATCCCCATTTTTTCATCTGGCGATGTGCTGGTCAGCGACCAAACCGACCAGCCAGAGATGTGACCAGTAAGCACCCGGAGAGGAAGACTTACTGGACGAGCAGGATTTTAATCGTAGTTGAGGTTAAAAAACAATGAGCACCAAACCACTATTCCTGATCCGCAAAGCAAAAAAATCATCAGGACAACCCGACGCCGTTTTGTGGGCCTGTTGTGATTTTGAATCTGCATGCGCCACCCTGGATTACCTTATCGTGAAATCCGGTCGGCAACTGAAAAACTACTTCAAAGCTACCGCAACAAACTTCCCTGTCGTGGACGATCTGCCGCCTGAGAGTGAAATCGACTTCACCTGGTGCGAACGCTATCAACTCGGTAAAGACAATCTGACATGGGAAAGCAAACCTGGCTCCGATATCTCATCAGCTAATGATGATTCAATCAATGCTGATGCTGGAATACAGAATGACGATGCCAGCAAACAACCTCAACTCACTGTTGTCGCAACCATGCCATTACGTCATCGAATTCTGGCGCAGCTACTCGGCAACGGCGAATACCTGTATCACTTCGATGCAGAGCAAAAGGCAGAAATCCTGCGTATAGAAATGGACACCGAAAATACCCGTGTTCAGAACATGATGCTCGCTGCCGAAAATGTCGAGCCATTCAAAAAAGCCACCGAACACGACATCCATCGTGTAGTGGTTGCCTTCAACACAGTATTCCCTGCTGATGGTAAGACACCAGAGCTGGGTGTAATCATTCAGTTTTTTAAAGCATGGTTCGATACAGAACACATCGATCGCGGTCTGCTGGTTAAAGAGTGGAAAAAAGGTAATCGGGTTTCCGGTATTTCCCGCACTCCGTCCGGCGCTAATGCTGGCGGCGGCATTCTTACCGACCGTGGCGAAGATTTTGTCCATGATAAATCCTCGCTGGCGCGCGACGTGGCTACCGGCGTTCTCGCCCGGTCAATGGATATCGACATCTATAACGTGCATCCGGCGCATGCCAGACGCATCGATGAAATCGTTGCAGAGAACAAACCGCCCTTTTCCATATTCCGGGACAAATTCATCAACATGCCAGGCGGCCTGGATTACTCACGCGCCATCGTGGTGGCATCAGTGAAAGAAGCGCCAATTGGTATTGAGGCCATCCCCGCGCGTGTAACGGAATATCTGAATCGTGTTCTTACCGAAACTGATCATGCCAACCCGGATCAGTTAATCGTGGACATCGCCTGTGGCCGCACCTTAGCCCCCATGCCATATGGCGGAAATGCAGAAGGAAAAGTCGAGGCACAGAAGAGTGCGCTTGGTCCACTCTATACCGAACTGAAAGGGAAAGTCGTTCAGCGCCACCATCGCATTAACGCAATCGCGCGTATTGAGAAGATGATCAACGACCTGCCCTCATCAGACGATCCTGACGCTGCGCAGAAATTTGCAACACTGGAGCAGGCGCTTAATGCCTCCAGGCCGCACCTGGGCGACCTATATGACGCATACAGCACCACACTCTCCGACATGAAACCTGAATACATCAACGGTTAATAATCCCCTGGCGGCTGCAACCGGCCGCCAGACCAGAAATGACAGGCTATGAAGATGAAACCCGCTAACGCACGTGAATTTATTCAGTTGGAATACAGCGAATTTCCGGACACCGTGTTACACGCCGAATTATGCCGCGCATGCGCCAGAGCTGACGGCCGCAGCATCAGACGGACATTGAACGAGTTCGCCAAAGCAAGAATGACAAAAGTTGAAAACCCTGCATTACGCGCAGCCCTCGAAACGATGGCGACTAGCCAGTTTCCGGAAACGCAGATAACCCGGATACGCGCCTGTATCGGGCGTATGGAATCCGCGCTGGTTCAGAAATTCGGAGTTAAACGCTCATGAGGTATGACAACGTAAAACCTTGCCCCTTTTGCGGCTGCCCATCAGTGACAGTGAAGGATATTGCAGGTTATTTCAGGGTTAAATGCGATGGGTGCGAAGCACGCTCAGGTTATGAAGGCAGTAAAGCGTCAGCCCTTATCCGCTGGAACCGACGCTCAACAGACACCGCACCGAAGAGTTAAATTTAAGAGTTACCTGTATGTACAAAATCACCGCAATTATTGAAAAGGCGGGCAATGCGCCGACGTCATGGACCCGTTATTCAAAAGTAAAAATGACCAAAGCCCAGTGCGAAAAAATGATCTCAGGTAAGCATGAGGCTGGCGTATCCCGCATAGAGAAAGCAACACTGAAAAGTTTTGAATGTGTAAAGGTAAGACCGGACGAGCTGTGAAGAAAACACAGTGCATGTTTTGCGGAGGCTCAGCCACCCTGCTTTGTGATGGGTATATCGGTTTCTCGCCGAAATGCGAAAACGGTTTAGAGTTCCCGGATGTTCTGCATCCATTCACCTGTGATGCGCCAATGTGTGATCGTTGTGGCACAGAGATGATGAAAATATTCGTCTGTGGCAAACGACCATATTCAGGGATCCGGACTGTCGACCACTGCCCCATATGCCTGAAAGTTTTACCACCTTATCCAGAGCACACCAAGAGGATCATTAGCTCTGTGGAACAGGCAGAAAGAATACGCGCTGCACACTGGCTGGTTTTTCTAATCCGCACATCCAGCACGTAAAAATTTTGCAGGGCGGCGGTCAGCAGTCCTTTGATTTTTAAACTTGATCATTAATGTTCAACCCAGACTGCCACCAGCATTCTATATTTGGTGGCGGTCATGCTGTAAAGGGACATGACCATAGATGGCAAAAACTATTCTGATTCAGGATTGGGCAAAAGGCCCAAATGGATTCGGATATCCACAATCACAATCACGCTTAAATCACCTGGCAAAAACGGGCCAAATTTATCCACCAGCCAAAAAGGATGGAAGGCGATGGGTGGTCGATGAGGATGCTGTTTTTATAGGTTGCGTCGGGAAGGATGAAATTTCCGATGATTTGCCGGAAGATGCCAAAAAACTGGTAAAGAGTGTTATCAATGGCCGCACCACGCAAGCATAACATTAAGATAGAAAATTTGTACGCCAAAATCGACAAACGGAATAACAAGGTATATTGGCAATATAAAGATCCGTTGACGCAATTATGGAGAGGCTTTGGAACCAATGAAGTTGCAGCAAAAGCTGCCGCAATCGAATTAAATCGACTGTTTGCCAAACAGCAACTTGAACAAACTTATGCCCTCATTGATACAGCAAAGAAAAAAATTGTCCAGCCAAACAAAAACGAAATGAGATTTAAAGAATGGGCCAAAAAATATATTGAGATGTTGGAAAAAAGACATTCAAAGGGAGAGATCTCGTTATCCACACTGAATGAACGGCGTCATGCTGCAAATGTTTTGTGTTCTCGAATTGCCAACACTCCGCTGAGTATTGTTGGCTCTCGCGAAATGGCTGCCATCCTTGAGGAATATATCGACGAAGGAAAAAACAGTATGGCGAAACACATACGTTCAAACTGGATCGATATTTTCAAAGAAGCGCAATTTGCAGGAGAAGTACCGCCTGGTTTCAATCCGGCACTTTCGACAAGAAAGCCGAAAGTTGAAGTAACCCGCGCCCGTTTACAGTTGGAAGATTGGCAAAAGATTGTTGAGGTAGCAAAAGTTCGTTACTCACCGTGGGCGGTGAATGCATTGCAGCTCGCTCTCGTCACTGGCCAGAGACTTTCAGATATTCTTGCCATGAAGTTCAGGGATGTAAGAGACGGGTATCTATGGATTGTTCAGGGTAAAACTGGAAACAAAATTGCCCTACCCTTAACGCTTCATTGCGATGCTGCAGGTCTTTCTCTGGAGAACATCATAAATCAGTGTCGCGATCGCGCTTTAAGTCCTTATCTGGTTCATCACACTAGGACGACGGCGACGATTAAATCAGGTGGCACAATAAACAAGGCTACTGCCAGCACTATGTTCGCTCGATGCCGGGACGCAGCAGGTATTACTCCTCCGGAGGGGAAAACGCCCGTGTCGTTTCACGAACAGCGTTCTTTGGCTGAGCGTCTTTACTCTGCTCAAGGGGTCAACACGCAGGAATTACTAGGACATAAATCGGCCAAAATGACCGAGACATACCACGATGAAAGGAATGATGGCTGGGTGTTTTTGGTGGTTTAATATTAACCAGTTTTGGGGAAGAGTTTTGGAGAGATTTTGGGGAAAAGTCATAACAGTCCATAAACTGTTATGACTTAATAAACGCGGACTGTTTCTGCAACCCAGATGTAGCGCGGCTTAGAATGCAACTCACATAAAAATTATATGGAGTTCTGCATGTTCGGTCTCGATGCGTTTCACCTGGCGAGGATGAAGGTGGGAAAAATAAAAATAACCTCCTATTTATCAAGTCGTTACATAGATACTTATCCACATTTTAGCTTAAATTGCTCATATTAAAAGGCCAGCAAATTCAATA